AGCTACTGGCAGATGCGCATACACGGCCCACGAGCTGGCCTGTGGCGAGGTGGCAAAGGACGCTGGTTGCGGCAGTTCGCACGGGAGCGCGATGACTACAAGTGCGTGGTTTGTGGATTCGCCTTTTTGGTACATGTGCATCACGTGACGCCGCTCGCGGACGGTGGCCCTGACGAAGCCACCAACGTCGTGTCGCTGTGTCCGAACCATCACGCGCTGGCCCACGCCGGCATCATTGATCTGGAGCCGTTTCGCCGTTTCGATGTTCTGCCATCGGGACAACCACCTCTTCGGACACCTCGAATTGGCTCGAAGGCAAAGACGGCGAACGACGCCAATCATTGACATACCGGATGGTCGTTTCACCCGACGTTTCGAGCTTCTCCTTCGCCTTGAAGCCCGCGTAATCGAGCACGTACCGCGCCGCGGCCAGGTCGTTGCCAGCGATGAGCTGCTGCAACGCCGACACTGCGGGATGCACCAATGCCCGCATGCGTTCCTCGGCCGTAGCCCTGACCTGAGGTGCTCGAGCACCGTGCCAATAACACACCGTGAAGCCGCCGGCGACGCGTGCCCCACAGCGCTGGCCGGTCTGTTTGCTCATGGCCGAGCATCGTGGTCTGTCATGGGGTGCCGGCTTAGTCATGTGGTCAGGAAGCGTGTGCTTCGAGGGGTTCGGGCTCGTCGGCGCCGGTCGAGCTCGACGGCCGCGGCGTGCAGCACCACGAGCAACTCAGGCAGGTACGTCATGCTCGCGGCACGCGAGTCTCTGGGGCGTGGCCGTCGAGCTCACAGGCCAGACAGTACAGGCTTTTCGCTGGCGGCTTGGTGTAGCAATTCGGCGTTTTGCACTTGCGGACCGGCTTGGCAACAGGCTGGGAAGATTGCGGCTCAGTCACAGCCTCATTGTGCCCAGTTTCCGGACCAGGTGCAGCCCTCAAAAAAGAACCGGGACCTCGCGCGCGCGTATAGGGACCGATACCTGTCTCGGTATCAGTATCGGTCCCATTGCGCCCCGGTAAAAAGTGGGACACGTCCCGGTTCATCAAACAGACAACCCCCAAACGGTAGATTTTCCTCGGCCGCCGCCGTTTTCCAACCTCAAAACGTCCGGCATGCGGCCGAGAGTCTTGCGGACGGTATCTTCGTTTTCGCTCAATTCTTCGGCCATTTCGGGCGTAGTACGGGCTCCATTCCGGAGCATGTCGCGGATACGGCTTGAGATTGAGGTTCTTGCCGCCAAATCTGGGACATCGGACAGATTGTTTGTCACGAACTGAATGCCTCCTATGGGCCCGTCGAAGATGGCAGACAGACCAAAGGGCCGCACTTGCAAGCCGTCGTTCGATTTGCGGTGGTAGATGCCCAGGTCGACGACGCGGTCGGTTGGCTGCTCGGTTGAACGTCTGACCTCGATACCTGAGCGCATGCCGTTCCAGAAGAACTGCGAGCCGAAAGGCTTGGCTGGGCCCGTGCCGTCGGCTGAGGCTTTGCTGACATGAGCGACAACCAGGCGCGTGGCCGGGCTCAGCTGGCGTAGCCCGTTCATAGTCGACCTGGCGGTTTCGTCCTCAACGAGCGCGCCGGCCGCGGCGAAGCCTACCGAGTCGACGATGACGAGACCGATGTGGCGGCGGTCGATCTGCTCGCGGATGTCGGGCAGCTCATCGACCAACGGACGGAAGCACTGCTTGTAGTAGACGCTGGGTGTTGCGCACGCCTCGCCCAGGGCCAGGCGCTCAAGGCGTGAAGCCACCGTGCGGGCGTTGGTTTCCCAGTCGAGGTACAACACGCCCGCCTGAGTGGGCGTGGCGCCCCACGGTAGCTCGCGACCGAGCGCGACGCATAGCGCGACCTGAAGACACAGCAGGCTCTTGACGGACCCACCATCACCAAAGACGACGGTCGTCTCGGCCTCAGGCACAAGCTCGGGGATGAGATAGTCGATGGGTCCGCGGTCGAGCACGTCGATGGACAGATCGAGCGTCGGCGTCGGCGCGCGGTACTGCTTGGCAACGACAGCGCAGGCGTACACCAGCAAGCCGTCCCAGATGTCCGCGGACAGCGCGGTGACGCGTTTGTAGCAGCGGTTCGCAAGCTCAGACTGCGAGCGGGTGCTCAGCAGATTCAGGACGACGGGACCGATGACGCGGCCCGCGAGCTTGCTCTCGATGGTGACCTCGGCCTTGATGCCATCCGAGGCATCCCGTACATGGTCGATGCCCATGCCGACCTGGTGCTCGGGCCAGGTGATGAGCCAGGTGTCGCCCTGACGGTCCACCCGGGTCTCGCTCACACGTCAATGTTGACCTGGACCGGCCTTCGCGAAGGGACCGGGCGGCGGGAGGCCGAGGGTTGCGATTGGGGCGGCGTGGCGTCCTGTGCAGGCGTGGGTTCAGGGTCGAGCTCGACGCGACGGCTGGCTTTCAACGCGTCGACGTACTGGCCCAGCATCTCGTTGAGCAGACGCAGGCCACGGTTAGGGTCATCGTCCAGACGACGGCTCATCGAACAGTCTTTCTGTGTTGTTTGAATCGCTTCAGGTTGGTGATCATCGACTGCTCCGGCGGCAGCAGTAGCTCCTCCAGCGTCGTCTGAGAAATCACCTCCATATCCGTCACGGCCTTCACTCCATTCACACTTTTGATACCGCACCACACGCCCGTCCGCGTCGTGAACTGCGACTCCAGGTCGTCGTCCAGTTCCACTAACCAGAACCTTGACATCTCAGCTCTCGTACAGAAATCGGCCAATCCCGAAGTGGACGGCGGCACGTTTCAGTGCATCGCTGTACGCCGCTTTGAGCGGCTCGTGCTCGAACTGCGCATCACCCTCGGCCGCCTCCGGGTTATTCCGGTAGCCAACGTCTGCCTTACTCACGTCGTAGATCGTCAGCGTGCATTCCACGGCACCGTCCGGATGCGCAAAGTAGTGCGTTTGCCAGTTGCCCGGCCCGACGATGGCGTCCAGCCGATCCTGCACCGATCGCGCGTCGATATATTTGAACTTCCGTCCGCCGCGACCAGCACGCTCTTTCACTTCGCGGTCGGCCATCGGCTCGCGCAACTTCCTGCCAATGAAGCGCCAGCCAGCGGGCGTCGGTCTACCGTCCGGACCTACTTCGGGACCCACCTCGATGTTGACGGACCCACGTTCCATCACGGGTTTAGCAACCGCCTCAACGGCGTTGGCCTGTTCGTATTCCGCGCGTGCCGCCGCATCCGCCTCTGCATCCATTTGCCGGATCTGTGCCTGCACACTCATGTTCTCAACAACCTCCAACCGTCCATTGCGCGCGCCTGCCGAGCGCCAGGTCGTGCGCCGCCACCGCTCGCGCCTGGTCCGGGTTCCAAAGCGAATACTCCGGATGACCCATCTCCATAGCGTGCGCTCGAAATGTCGGGGCCATGTACTGCATCACACCGCCGGCGCCGGAGCCATGCGCATTGGGCACATTCAGCCCACGTGACTCCTTCGCTTCGATGCACGCCACCCGTGCAGACACGTTCTGTGCGGGCGCTGACGGTGCATGGGTAGCCGGAGGATCTAACAGGCCCTCGTACGCCAGATACACGACTGGCGGCGCGCCGGTGGCGTTCACGGCGCCCTGCAGCGCGACAGGGTCCACACCAACGGACGCCGCGAGCACCGTGGTCTCTTCGTCAGGCGTCACCGCGCCGGTCGACAGCAACAGCATCGCCGCGGCCAACAACGCCATCTAGCCCACGCTCCTGAGCGCAATGATCAGGATCAACGCCAGCAGGAACCCGAACGGCAGGAACACGTGCAGCTGGTCGTCACTCATCCACGTCTTCTCCCAGGCAGCGATGGCGCCTCAGCGGCGTAAGCTGATCGTGAAGGTCGCAGTAGTAGCCCGTACAAAGCGGACACCAGGTCTGGACCCGGGCCCCGCAGCCGTCGCGCTGGCAGAATTCGGGCACCACCTCGAGCAGCGCGCCGATTGTCTCGTTCGTCTCAGTCACGCATCCTCCGTCGCAAAATGGCAGCGATCTGGGGTAGGTCTGACGGGCGCCACACGTACACCTCGGCGCACGTTGCTTGCAGTTCCGCAAGCCACGACACCTGATCCACCGTCAGGCGGCCGCGCTGCGTCTTCAACTCCGCGAAAATCAATCGGTCGCCACGCACCAGCACCAGGTCGGGGAAACCCGGCGGCGACTTGCGGGAGTCGTGGGTGTGGTACCAGCGCCAGCCGTACAACTCTGCGAGCTGGACGACCTGGTTGTGCAGCACACTCTCTGGCTGCACGAGATGGATCACGCGCGGGCGCACCCGTGTGGCCTGCACCCGTCGTCGTGCGCGAGCGCCAGTGGTGGCGTAGCCCAGACCGCGCGAAGCGAGCGTCACCGGCTGATCACCTTCCAGACGACAACAACCAGCCCGAGCCAGAACAGCAGGCCAACGCCGACCGCCAGCCACACGAACAGCGGCGGTCGCCACACCGGCTCAATCACGCGGTCGTCTTCCAGTAAGGCGAGCCGAGCTCGGTCTCGCGGAACACCGCGGCGAGCTGCTCCATCTTCGTGAGCGTCTCGTGCAACTGTTTGGATCTGCCACTGCCCCGGCCGAAGCGACACTCGGTGCGGGGCTTTTCGTATGCACGTTTTACTTCGCCGTGAGTTGGGTGGGCGCGACGCCCAGCGCCTGAGCGAGCTTTCTCAGGGTGCTCGGGCGGGCGGCATGCGTGCCGCGTTCGATACGGATGATGGCCGCCTCACTGACGCCGGCGCGTTGGGCGAGGTCGATCTGGGAGAACGCCTGTAGTAGCCGTAACTGGCGCACGCGCCGGCCCAGCAGCATGGGATCAGGGATAGTGTTGAGTAACACGTGTCCCACTATACTTGCATTAGCCGCGCATTGCCAGTACACTCGAGCCATGCAAAGAGAGCAGGCCAGCGTCGTAACCGCTGACCTGCTCGAGGCCAACACCTGGAGTTAGACAGGCATCGACCATGAACAGCGTAACCCTCAAGCGTCTCACCAGTTTCGACTACGGCCAGGGCATCGGCTTTCTCGAGGCGTGGGTCAATCCCGCACAGGTGGCCTACCTCGAGCCACGACGCACGTACGACACGAAGACCGACCGCCACTCGCTGACCGGCACGCTCATCTACTTCCAGCAGGAAGCCGGCGTGCTCGCCGTCAAGGAGCCCATCGGGCAGGTCGTCGCCATGCTGAGCTCAGGCAACAAAGGCGTCTGCCGCGACTGCTATCAGGTCCTCGAGGAAACGTGGGCGAGCCTGTGTGAAGACTGCCGCCGCGGTCGCCACGCTGGCCTGGACGCCGACCCTGACGAAGTGGCTCGCGCGTGACCCAGCAAGCCGACCTGTGGGCTGGACTGGAAGAGACGTTCACCGAACCACCGGCCGCGGCCGGTGGACCTGCACCCTCGAGCGTGGTCCTGCAGCCCGTCGCGCCGCAGAGCTCCGTCGAGATCGCCGACAGCGCCTCCGGTCCGCGGCTGGTGGTCAAGTGCTACAGCAACGACGCGCGCGAGGCGATGCACCTGGCACTCACCCTCTACGCTGAGTCGCGGCGCCAGCTCGGTCTCGATGACACGCCGGCCCTGCGTCTGGCGGACCGCCGCGCATGATCGGCACCAACGGCCATCACTCGAGTGATTCCGAGTCGCAGGGGCTGGTCGAGGGAGTCGTGGAAGCCATCAATGCCCGCGGTATCAAAATCCGTGGCGAGTGGCTCAACGTCTCGCAATTCAAGTCGGTGACGCTGCCAGAAGTCGGTGAGTACGTCCGCGTCAAGCTGCAGCCGAAGGGCTTCATCGACAGCGTGGAAGTCGTCAAGAGCGCACACGAAACTCCCGCAGTTCTGAGTCCGAAAGACGACCGCATCACGAAGCTCGCGGTCCTCAAGGCCGCGGCCAATTTCCTGGGCCAGATGTCGCAGACGCGCGAAGAGGTTCGCTCTGAGCACGTGCTGCAACTCTCCGACAAATGGCTCAAGTGGGTAGAGGGGGAATGATGCATACACAGACACATCGACGCTTCGCAGTCGCGGCCGCGCTGGTGCTCATCGTCGCGCTCGGATGGCTGGTCCTCGCCCACCCCTTCGGACAGGGGTGCTTGAGACAAACAGGCTCGAGCGGTTGGGTGCTGGTCGACGCGGCCGGGCAGAACATCCCGCTCGCTGGACGACCGCCGGCGCAGCCCGTCGTCTGCTAGAAGGATTGGGGATGACTGAGACAGTCTGGCGCGACGCGGCGATCGTCTGCCTGGTGGTGACGGGGCTGGCCTGCGGGTTCGTATGGCTCGTGCTCTGGGCCGACGCGCGCAACCAGCGTTTTTATCAGGCGCACGAGCCGCGGAACTGGGTCGGCTGATGGAATACGCGATCGTCGCGATCATCCTGTCGCCGTACATCTTCTTCGTGATCGGCGCCATCCGTGACGCCTGGCGGTCTCGCCACGACCCGCCTATCCCCTCCACAGGTCGTGACCCTCAGCCCTGGCCTGGCCCGATTCGTTGAGGTAGAGGTAATGGTGGATAAGTCAACCAAAGATCACGAGATTGACCCGCAAGCGGCGACTGTCCCAGTGGCGGCGCTGTTTGAACTCCGCGCCGAGGTCGAGCGGCTGCGACGGCAAATTGATGCATGCCAAGGCTACGCGTACTTCAAGGCATGGGAAGAATCGCAGGCCGAGGTCGAGCGGCTTAGCGACGCCAACGCAAGCCTTCGTGTGTCAAACGACAACCTGCGTTCACTGCTAGCCCAGTCGGCACATGGAGAGATCGAGCGGCTGCGAGCGGCGATGAGTGCAGTCTTGAAAGCACATGCCGAGTGGGAGCGAGCATGTGAACTAGACAGCGACCGTGCGGATGACGCTTGGTACGGTTTGCACGATGCCATCGAACACGACCTCGCGCCCCTGCTATGACCATCAAACACTGGCTGGCTCACCGTCTCGGCTGGAACGAGGGCGACATCGAGACGCACTGGGCCGGCGACCGCGTCATCGTCTGGTTCAGGTGCGCCGGCTGCGGCAAGGTGAGCGGCATTCACAAAGCGCCCGACTGGATCACCAATGTCTAGCGAGCCAATCTGGGAGGCTGGCGTGATGAATGCCGACGTAACCAGCGACGTGCACATCGGCTGCCGCGCCGAGGTCGAGAACCTGAATCAGGCCATCGAGCAGACGTGGCGACCAGAGGTCAAGGCTCTTCGCGCCGAGGTCGAACGGCTACGGGCTGCACTCGCACCGGCGCACGCTGCCGAAGTCGCGATGCTATTCCACGACACGTACGAGCGGTTAGCGCCCACTTTCGGTTACGAGACGCGGGAAGAAACCCGTCAATTTGACCCGACGAGCCCGAACGGAGCGCTCATGATTGCCGTAGCCGGTAGCGTCCTCCGCGAACTTTGCCAGATCTAAGTGCCGATATGTCAGACCAAGAAGCCCTCGCGCTGCGGAACTTCCTGATGATTCTCGGCGGGAATCTCTACCTCGCCTACCTTGCTTGGCGACTGGTCCGCTGGTGGCGAGGCCGGTGACTTGGTAGAGGATAAGTGCCGTTATGGAGCAAGAATGAAGACTAAAGATCATGAGATTGATCCACAAGCGGCTACCGGGACGGTAGCAACGTTGTTTGAACTCCGCGCCGAGGCCCAAGCACAGATTGACTCGCGAGATGAGACATTGATTGCCGCCGGCGAAGAACTTGCGCGCAGACAAGCCGAGATAGAGCGACTGCAGGCGGCACTGGCACTAGGCCAGGTCATGCTCGATAGCCTGAATGACGAGAACGAGTTCAATCCAGACACAGTGCACGCCTTCGCCGTCGCGTTGGGCGAACTCGCTTACTAGCTGTAAGTGCCGACATGATCGACGGACACTGGCTCTCAAGCAACAAGTTCGACCCGCGTGCGCTCGCGCTCTACGAGCGTCACTACTCAGCTCGCCGCTATGCCGATGGCCGAAAACGTGTCCAGTTCGTCGGACCGGGCGAGCAGATGGTGCTGCTCACCGTATGCTGCCGCGGCCTATTCGTCTGGATCAGAAACACCATCGAGCGGTTCGACCACCAGGTCGGCGTGAACTGCGCGGTGTTCCGCAACGAGGGCGCCGGCTTATCCAGTGACCTGATCCGCGAGGCTGACGAGACTCGCCTGGCAGCGCTGGCCAGGCGAGCGGCACTTCACCTACGTCGACGACGAGAAGATCCGCTCGAGCAATCCTGGGTACTGCTTTCTCAAGGCCGGATGGACGCGCGCCGGCCGCAGCAAGACCAACCGCCTGACACTGCTCGAGCGTGTTTGGTAGAGATAACTGCCCTTAGAAGGAGAAAAGACGAGTTGCGTTGGACGTTGCTCCTTGGCGGGCTCGGGCTGCTGCTGGTCGTCCTGACCGTCAGCCTGCTGCTGAATATACGCTGGCCTTAAGCCGTGAGCCTGCCGCACCTTTGGGTTGTGGCACAGTGCGGCAGACTGGCTAGGCTGGTGGGGCCTGATCGTCTCTGTCCAGCAGGTTGAAGAACCTGCGTGATGCACCGGCTATCCTCCTTAGAAGTCCCTAGTCGCGCTCGCTCATGAGTCGCATCGCCAGGTCGCGCCAGTAGTCACGGTCGTGCTCCGTCTTCTCGGTCTGCGCCTTCGCCTCGGTGATCTGCTCGTCCTTGGCGCGCAGGAGCTTTCTCAGAAGCCACGAGATAATCCCCGTCAGCGCTCCCAAAATTCCGCCGATGGCGGCCAGGGTTGTTCCATCCAGGACGTAGGTGGTGGTAGGAACCGTCTCCACATCAAGGTCGTATCGGACGGATGGGTGCCAGCGTCGGCCGCGGCGTGAACGTCGGGCGCGGCGTCAGGGTAGGTCTTGGCGTGAACGTCGGCCTGGGCGTGAACAGCCGCTCGATCAGACTCGGCGTGTTCGTTGGTGGTCGCGGTACGGGCGTAGGTGGCACGGGCGTAGGTGGTACCGCTGTAGGAGGAGGAACCGATGTCGGCACTGGGGTGGCTGGCGCTGACGTTGGCGCTACTGGGAGCGCTGTTGGGGGTACTGGCACTGCTGTTGACGCTGGTGGCACGGGCGTCGCTGTAGCAACCGCCGGCACACTCGTGGACGTAGGTACGACGGGTGGTCCCGATCCTGGGGTGTGCGTTGACGCTGCTGTCGGTGCCGCTGGCGCTCCTGGCGCAGGCGTGGTTATGGGTGCGGGAGCTCCCGGCGCGCCTGCGGGCGGCGCTCCTGGGCTAGGCGTATCCTCAGGTTGAGGCGTCGACTCCGGGACAGCCACGGGAGTCCCGCTGGAATCGCTAGCCGGCGGTGGCGCCTCAGGCACGCTCGTTGTTGGGTCAGATCCGACGGGCGTCGCCTCGTCCGTAGCAGGTTCCTGTGACACCTCGGGTGTCGCTACGATCACCACCGTGACCTGCGGCGGCAGGGTCGGCCTGACCGTCGGCCTCGTCACTGTGGCCACGAGGAAAGGCGTGGCGGTCGGCTCGGCGAGCTCATCTTGAGGGGTATCGTCGGGCTGGCTCACCGTCACCTGCCGCGATTCGTCGTTGTCGGCCACCTCGATCGCCACGGCCACGGGCGTCGCCGTCGGTCCCTCAACGCTCGAGGGCGGTCCTTCGGCCACGGGTGCAACGCTCAGGACGGTGTCGCCCTCATCGGTGTGACTGAGCGTGATCTGGAGCGTGACCGGCGCGTCAGTCGCCGTCGGCTCGCGCGTCGGCAGCACCGGTAGCGCGTCGACGGAGCGCACCGCGGTCACATTCAGCACCACCAGCATCAAGAACACTCCGGCCGCGCCACAACCGAATAAGAATGCCCAGGGGCCAAGCGCGCCCAGGAGAGTGCGGAACATCAGGGCACATGCTTGCCGAGCAGGAACCCCATCGCTGAACTCACCACGACCAGCGCCGCCTTACTGGCCGTGTCACTGGTAGCGGGCGAGAGCACAATCCACGTCATGGCGACCAGCAGCACGACCGCGATGACCGCCTGGATGACCAGCCGGTAGATCGCTACGTGCTGATCGCTCATCTCACACCAGGCGCGCTACCGCCAACCCCGCGATCATGAGCAGCAGCACCTTAGGATCGGGCAGACCGATGATGGCGAAGATGATCGCGAGCACAAGTATCAAAATTGCCAGTATCCAACCAATGGTCACCGGCTGAAAAGCGACAGGTTGCATGTCTCCCCCTACTGCACGCCGATGACCATGACGGCCTGCCAACTCCCCCAGGTGTTCCACTCATTCGGGTCCAGATCGTCTTCGATGCCCTTGTATGAGTACGCCGGGTTGGCGAGCTGGAAGACTGCGCCATCGTAGCCGCGCACACCCATCCAGTGATACAGACGAGCCCCACCGATCTGCCCGATGCCGAGCTCGCAGAGATAGGCCAGATCTGGCCAGCCCACGGCCTGCCGTTGCACACGGAAGCCGTACGTGGCGTACACCGTCTCCAGATCCTGGCCATTGCCGTACGCCAGCCCATAGTCGGGTGACACCGCGGAGTAGCCGCAGATGCGGCGCAGCTCGTTGACGCCATCCCACTCGTCCCACTTGCCACCGTCTGGCGCGTCCACACCCAGGGCGTTCATCACCCAGGCCATGCTGGCGCATGAGCAAGTCCAGTCGGCACTCTGACGCACGGCCGGCTCACCGCGGTCGAACGTGAAGCCAGGCGACGGCGGTGTTGGCTCGGGCCACGGCTCCGGCGCCCACTTCGTCGGCGGCGAGAACAGCGCGGCGACCGTCGTCACACCAACCGCGCCCCATCCACACTATTCCAAGCTATGACTGCGCCGGAGCTAAAGCCCTGCTGCACCTCCGTGTCGCTCACCGAGACCTCGGGTGTGACGGGCACGCCCAAATACTGGCCTTCGTCGCGATAACCCCGCCAGAGCTTGTAGATGGCACCTTCAAAATTGAAGTCGCCGCCGCCGGCAACGCCCCACAGCTGGTCATCAATCATGCTCACGGCGTGTACGCCTCGACGATCGCCGCTGCCTCAGGGGGCAGATCGGCAGGAGCACCCTCTGCGTCGTAGGTAAACAACTTCGACCCCGCGACACACGGCGCGGGACCGGTGGTACCCAGCGGCGGGGGCACTAACGGGATGGGCTGAGCCGGCCCTGCGATCGTCAGCCCATATGGAACTGGCACGCCGCCCGCCTCGAGATCGCCCTGCAAGTCGTGCAAGACAATCACGCGGCCGCTCACGTCGATGCCGGTCGCGCTCAATGGCATGCTCATCGTCGCTGCTCCGTCACGGCGAGGATGCTCGGCACAATCGTGGAGCATGCAAGTGTGCCACCGTTCGCGTTATTCACGTACAGGGCAAACGTATGCGAGCCCGCCGACGGCGTCTGGTACACGGTGTACGAGATCGACACCATGTAGTTTGCACCTGGCGCATAACTCTGCGTGAGGCTTCCGAGAATGAGCGGATTCCCATCAACGGCAATCGTCGTAAACCACATGCCGCCGACAAGACTGTGCGACATGGATGTCAGCAGATCGATACGCAGCCCTACGCCGGTCGTCGTGAGCGTGAGCGCGACACCCGTCGCCAACCAGGTGCCTGTCGCCGTCGAACTGAAGGATGGAGCCGCGAGATATTGACCCAACGTTGACTGCGCGGCACCGATGGCCAGGTCCGCCGTCACAATCGTGCCGTCGGCGATCATCGCCGAGGTGATCGTGCCGTTCGGAATTGAGTCCGCGGTCAGCGGCAGACCGCGAACACCATCGTGGATGTGCGTGCTCAGTGCCGCGGCGACACCCTGCACGTCTTCCTTTTTGAACAGGTCGGTAGGTGCCGTGGCCCTGCTGAACGTTGGACTACTGTAGTTCGGATCAGTTTCGATACGTGCCATCGTTGATCACACCTCCGTCAGGGCCGTGTCCCACTGGACTGCTTTGACTGTCAAACTGCCACGCCACTGCCGCCCCACTTCGTCAAAACTCTGGCTCACCGAATAGTCGGTAAATGAGAGCTCGTGCACACTCTCGTCGGGAAGCGTGCATACCAACGCCCCAGGCGTATCCACCGCGTCCGTCACCACCTTCTGAATCTGACGCCTTCCAATTCGCATGGGCACACCATCCCGTCGCACCAGCCCATCCGAACACAGGATCGTGAACTCGATCTGCATAAAACGTTTCGGACGCAGCGCGTGCCCGATCGAGACCGCGGACACCAGCGGCGACGTGACGTTGGTCGTGTTGTGCAAATGCACCCTGAACTGCGCCAGCACCGCGCTCGCCGTAATCGGCATGGGCGCCATCTCGTACGTAAGCGAGTCGAACACGTTCGGAAACGATGTCCAGAGCGCATCCTTGGGGTCGAGCTTGTAGTCGATCGTGACGTAGTTCGTCGCGTTCAACTGCTGCCCGGTGACCGACAGATGCCGCAGGCTCTTGACCGACGCGTGGTAGCCGCCGTGCCACAGCGGCAGGTCCACCCAGGCATCGCCCGTGTGAAAGCGATACTGCGCACACGCCGCGGGGTTGGGCACACACGGATTGACCATGTAGCCGATCGTGCCGTCGCTAAATCCCAGATACGTCCGGGTATGCCCCGTCGGCGCACCGACCTTCGAGACAAACAGCGACTGAATCGCACGCCCGACGAACGGATCGGACAACGAACCGTGCCAGGCATCGACGTGCACCGCGTCGAACATCTGCGCATTGGGTACCGCCGGACTCGAGATCAACGCCTGCTGCGACACCCACCCGCCGAACTTCGCCAGGTAGCCCGTCAGCGTGTCAGGGTTGAAGATCGCCGCGTACGCGAACATCGTCCCCACACCCGTAAACGCGGTGATCTTGCCTCTGACTGGCGAGTCATTGTTTACCAGCTTCTCGGGACCGACCTCGCCAATGGTCAGGTTCGGGTCGATCTTCGCCAGGTTGGTCCCATACGCGGTGTACAGATCATTTTCGAACTGCCCCCACGCCTTCCCATTGTTCACATCGGGCGCAAACTGCAGGAAGGGAAAGAGTTGGTGGTCGTTGCCTGTGGCGTCGAGCGTATACATGCCGTCCTGCTTGGCGATGATCAGCGTGCCCGCTGCGGTCACCATCAATGCCGTGATCGCCGCCTGTTTGTCGCCCGCGCGGAACTGCGTCGCGGTGTAGTTCGCCTCGAGCGTTGGATCGGCGTTCGTATCGCACTTGCGCAGCAGGTTTGTGTCAGTCGCCCACCACCATTCACGTCCGATCGCGGCAAACGCCAGAGCCGTAAACGTCGCCATCGCCACCCAGGTCGTGCCGTTCGCCGAATATTGCGCCGGTCCGCTTGAGAGGGCGACCCACGCCCGCTGCACGCCGTCAAAGTTTGAGGTGAACACCTCGACGTTCAGGACCGCCACGCCAGCGCCGAAGTCTTTAACCTGCGTCCAGGTCGCGTCCGCGTCGCGCCGCAGGATGTAGCGCCCCTGCGCACAATACACGTTCGTGCCGAGCTCGAAGAACGTCCTGACGCCCGTCGTCGCATCGACTGACGCTGGCGTCAGCAGCGTGATTTCAGGACCTTTGCACCACGGCCACACGCTCAGGTCAACCGCCTGCGCCGACGCGTATTTGAAGTCCTGCCATTTCTCCTGCATACGCTGGCCCATACCGAGCACGAGCGACTCGTAGGGTTCGTCACGGTCGCTGATCGGCGACATGCCCGCGTAGTCGAAGCTCGGCGGCTGGACCTGCGAGATGTCCTGCGTTTTGGTCGACGTGACCAGCGGCTTGTTCGGTGCCGGCGGAGTTAGCAACAGCCCGACATCGCCGATCTTGAACGTGTAGGGAAATGGCGACCGCTTGGCGGAGTAGATGCTCACGAGCGCACCAGCGGCCCGAAGCGACGCATCGGCCTGAACGTGAGCGTCGGGGCAACCGCCGTGAAATGCTGCCGCGAGCGGTCAGCGAACCACGCCGCCGCGGACGCCTGGTCACGGATCAGGCGCTGATTCGTCTGCGGCTCAAGCAGATGCCCAAATCGCCGCCACCCGACTGTCAGCGCGGAGCTCGCAAGCCAGTCGCGCTCGATGGGCGCCTCGTCAGTCTCCAGAGACAGCCCGCTCTGCTCGCCGTAGACCCCACCGGCTACGCGGCAGTGGTCGTACGCGCGCTTGTAGCAGCGGAAGTAGAGCACGTCGCCATCGTTGAATGACCGGGTTTGCGAGTTGAAGTAGAAGTCGCCGCCGTCACGCTCGATCGTGCCAAACACCGGGTTGTCGAACGGGTCGTCCTGATTGCGATCCACACCCACCGGCAGCATGCCAGCCTGGCGCACATGGTTCACGTCCTGAATCCAGGGCGCGATGACAGCCATGGAGTGCCGTGTTGCGCCCGGCGTCGGCAGGCAAGCCACCTCGACCACCATCCAGCATTGTTTCAGTCCGTCATTGATGAGCTGGTGCAACGTCGGTGCGTCGAACGGACCCAGGATCTCAAAGCGTTCGCCCACGCCGGCGGCGCCCAGGTCTTCCATGTCTTCGTAGAGCAGCGACTCGAGCCCGGCGTACGTAAAGGTCTCGAGGTAGGCGTAGCTGCTGCCACCGGGCGGGGCAATCGGGGGCATGGTCCACACCAGGTCGGGCGTGAGCGTGCCGGTTGACGGGTCATAGCTCAGTACGTAGCGGTTCCTGTCGAGCGGTTGCACAGCGTCGGGGCGGTACAGCGGACGCTCGAGATACAGGTCGTTCTGCGCGATGCCCGACTTGATCGGGTAGTTCGAGCACACCAGTTTGGTCGTGTCCGACCCGCTGGTCGCCCGCACGTCGTACGACTCAGGTCCGACATAGGCACCGGCTTCCACCGCAACGACGCGACGGTACTCCGCCAGGGACGGCACTAGCCCAGGCCCCGCAGAACAGCGTCATCGAGCACCCAGCGCTGCTCGCCATCGGTGGCGATCACGCGTTGTTTGACCTGAGCCGTCGCCTCTTCGAGCGTGAGTGGCGCCGAACGCTCGAGCCCGGATGGCCGCATCGCCATCTTGACGTGCAGGCTCTGCCCCATCAACGCATCCGCACCACCACCTGACGGCCAGAACGACACCGACCCGCACTCGGGACATGGCACGGCCACCACGTAGTAATCCGGTGAGCCGTCAAGGTTCTGTCCATAGCTGACGGTAGCGGCGTCCAGCGAGCCGCCATGTCCTCCTTCGTCATGCGTATAGCTATAGCTACCGTCGGAGTTATCGAAAGTAGTCAGCCGGACGGGGCTCACGGGTTGGCCTCCAGCACGTAGGTTTCAGTGATCGCATAGGTGTCCCCCGTCGCCGTGGGCGTGTAGAAGTAGGCAAGGCTATTGACGCTGCTGCCGCGTTGGGTGACGGCGGTCACGTTGACGCGCGTGCCCGGCGTGATCGTGACCGTGGGCACCACGGCCATCGTCGCCTTGACCGGCACCTGAACCTCCAGCGTCATGCCGCCCGCGCCGGCGTAGGTTCGTCCCGACAGGGTGTGCACCTCGTAGTAGCGCTGCGCTCGAGCGTAGTCGTCCGCGGGATGCAGCGGCACGTAGTTAGCGGCCACTGAGCCAGGCACGAGCATGACGTTGTCGAGATACGCCGTCGTCGTCGCCGCGAAGAAGAAGGCAATGACCGTCAACGCCGACGCGCCCAGCGTCACGTTGCTGACGGTCAGCGTTTCGTAGGCGCCACCGCCTGAATGAAAGCCGCTGTACGTCCAGCCCGTACCGTTATAGATGCCCAGCCTGACCGCGTTTGCGGTCGCACACCGCACGCGCGCGGAGCAACTGACGACACGCGCGCCAAGCTGAGCGTTGTCACCGACAGGAATGAGTTGGGCCAGCTCGCTATTGCCCGCGCCGGTGCCGAGCGTGAAAGTGCACGCCGCGCACCGCGTCGAACCGGTATCGGCATTCGCCGTATTCATGCTCACCGACAGCGTGTCCGAGCCAGAAGGGGTGACCTGCCAGCGGTCCGCTGACCACGCGCCGTTAGCCGTAAACGGACCATTGCCACGCTGCCACAATTCAAATCCGGGGTTGACCAGCAAGTTTGCCCTGGCAACATCTACGCCGAGCTTGGCGTTCGTGATCGAGCCGTCGGTAATCTGGCTAGCACCGACGCTGTTGGCAGCCAGGGTCGGGTTGGGTAGCGTCCCGCTCAGCCCACCGCCAAGCGCACCCACGTTCGTTGCCGCGGCGCCGGCGGCCATCCCTGGATTCGGGTACGTGCCGCTGAGCACACCGCCCGCTGCGCCGCCCGGAGTCGTAGACGGGGTGACCCAATTGGTGTTGTAGTCGGTGGCATTGATCTTGGCCAGGACCTGGCCAGTCGTTCCGCCAACCGCCACACCGGGACCGGCTGGTCCCGTCGAACCTGTCGCACCAGGGTTTCCTTGTGGGCCCTGAGCGCCAGTCGTTCCCGTGGCTCCAGTAGCTCCTGTGGGGCCTTGGGGACCGGGCACCGTTGAAGCAGCACCGGTCGCACCAGTCGGACCCTGAGCGCCAGTTGGCCCCGTTGCTCCCGGTACCCCCTGCGGGCCCTGCGGACCAATCGCCCCCGGATCACCTTTCGCCGCGATCTGTTGCCACGGCGCCGACGGTGGCGATACGCCCAGCGCAGGATCGCCCGCGGCGTAGTAGCTCGAGCCGTTCAGGCTGACCGCGTCGTTGCTGGCGTAGTCGATCGACGCCGACCACTCGCCCCGCCAGGAGGGAGATCCACCTGGTGGGCCCTGGACGCCGCTGGCTCCGGTTGGACCAGCTGGGCCGACACTGCCTTGCGGACCAGACGGTCCTGGCCCTCCAGATGGTCCGACGGGTCCTTGGGGACCTGGAGGGCCAGGCGGACCGGTCCACGGCTCGGGCGGCTGCGGCTCGAGCGGGGGTGACACTGGCTGCAGTGGCGGGATCTCGCCTGGCGGTACGAGCGGCGGCGCGTACGGTGGCGGCACGCTGCCAATCGGAAGCAGCGGCGGTGCGGCGACCACGCTACTTCTTCGGAGCCTTCATCGGCGCCTGGAACGACATCGGCGGGCCGCCCTTCTTGACGACTGCCGCGCCTTTGGGCCCCTTCTTGGCGAAGACCTTCACTGCTTTAGGCATCCCGCACCGGCTTTCCTGACCGCTTGACGACCACACTGGCATGCACGCCGGTCTGGCCCTCGCGGTTATCTCTGGCCGTGACCATGCTCTCGACGTCCTTATACGCACGCGAATAATCGGCTTCGCTCTTGATGCCAGCCTCGCGCATGGCGTCCTGCCGCGACATCTCGAGGAAGCGGCGGCCGTCGATGACGTCGGGCGTCGATTCGTCACTTGGCATCGTCGTCGTCGTCCTTGGGTTCGGGCTCGGGCTCGGCGGGGTCTCCGACTTCTGCAGCGGTCTCGTCTTCGACGTCGTCTCCCTCATCCTCAGGTTCTGCAGGCGGCACTGGTGGGTCGGGCTGTGGAGGTGTCTCATGCATAGCTCACTCCCTCTAGAACGTGGTCACGGACAGCAGATTGCTCACGGTCATACCGCTGGCATTCGTCGCCTGAACGCTGAAGTAGTAGGTCGTCTTCGTCGTCAGACCGCTGGCGCTGATCGTCTGCGACGCCGCGGTCGTGCCCGCTGCGTTGCTCGCCGCTGCCGTCGTCAGCCCGTAGTTGAGGCGGCTCGAAGTGACCGTGGCATCGAACACGACCGCCGCGCCGAAGCCGGTGCTGGTGATGTTGGTCGTCTGAATACTCAGGATCTTCGGCGCGCCCGCAGGACCGGATTGCGTGACCCCGCCGCCTGGACGCGTGCCCTCGCCCGGCCCGAAATACCCCTGCGACGCATTGTTCGGCCAGCCAGACGGCTTGGCCAGCCCCTCGTTGCCCGCGTAGTCAACCGGCGTGTGCGTCCACAGGCCCTGCGCCGCGCCGACCTGCGACTCGATGTCGGTCGCGTTCACGCAGAGTTCGTCTCAGCGCTGGTCTTGGCCGTGCTGCGCGTACTCGTCGCAGGTTTGGGCGCACTTTGCTGCGTCCAGTACGCGCCGATGTCCTCGATCTCTTCGCTCGCGCCCTTGACGAAACCCTTCGCTTCGTAGTGCTCAACGTTGGCGAGCGGACTGAGAAAGTCCCCGCCGTCGGGTCGCGACATGTGCACGTACGTCGTCGGGCTCACCTGCGGATGCGGGCCCTCCGTCGCGTCGACCGCGCGGTTCGGCTTGAGCTCGAGCACTTCCTTCGGCGACGCCTCGCCGGGCGGAAACACGTATTCAGTCGGGCCGAGCATGATCGGCGCCTGGGTCGGCGACGGATCCACGACGGGTGCTGGCTTCGGTGCTTCGCTCATGCTGCTGAGCCTCCTCGCGTCGCCCTGCGGCGAGCCTGGTCGATCGGGTCGTAGCCCTGCCCCTGGAAGGTCTGGCCGCGCTCGAGCTTCGACTGCAACGCCTCGAGCGACTCGCTCGAGGCTGTCTCAACCCCAGACAGCAGACGCGCGTCCTGGGCGTCCTCGCGCGCCTGGGCCCGCTTCGGCAGGATGACGCGGATGTCTTTACCCGTCTCAGACTTGATGGTCTGCAGGTACTCCCGCAGCTCCGCCACGGTGTAGTCGTCGAACGTGTCCTCGAGGTTCAAGTCGCGGTACCGCTCGCCCGCGCGGCGAATGGCGTTGATGATCGCCGCCTTCTCGCGCTGGTCCTTCAGAATCCTGGGGTACTCGACGTTCAGGTACTGCCGCGCTTCGCTGACGCCGTCGCGACCGGGCGTCTCGGACAGCATCCGAAAACCCTTGTCCTGGTAGTACGCGCGGTTCTGCGGATCGCCCTGCAGATAGACGACCATCCCGTCTGGCTTGAGGTACAGCCGTTCGGGATAATTATAATTTTGACCCCTTCGGGGCTGGCTTGCCGCGGGCGTTGTCTGGTCCAGCAGCTTGTCTAAAAATTCGTTGCCTGTTTGGAGTTCTGTTGTCATGTTCTGTTCACCCAATGAGGAGTGGCGCCCGATCCAGAGCTTTGAGGGGATCTTCGAGATATCTGACCACGGACGTGTGCGGAACCTTGTTACTGGTCGCCTGCTCAAGGGAGCCATCGCCCATCACAATTACCGCTACGTCAGCCTGAAGCACCGGCACCGTTTCCTTTCCCGCTCGGTTCACAGGCTGGTCGCAGAGGCATTCCTGCCTCCCCGCCCCACACCCGCGCACACGATCAACCACGTTAGTGGCGACAAGGCTGATAACCGGCCATCCAATCTCGAATGGGCCACTCGCAAGGAACAGACTGCTCACGCCATCGCCCTTGGTTTGATGACCGCCGACCCCCACCTCATGTGGAAGCGTTAGCTCGCGCCGTTGACCAGGATGCCGAAGTTGTCGCGCATCTCCTGGTGGCCGTAGATCACCTCGACCGCGAGTTTCCAGGTGAAGACGTCGATGTCGTAGAAGATGTGCGTCTTCGGCGTCCGCTGCACCACCAGCGCCAGCGCATCGCGATGGAAAATAGCGTTGTTGGACTGGCCAGCAGCGGGCCGCACCGTGTTGGTCGTGACCATCAGGTTCAGCCCGTACATGTCGCCGAGGTTGCCGTTCTTGACTGGCATGTTCCCGGTCCCGATGTACAACGCATTGCTCCAGCGGTCGAGCGCGAGCTTGGCGACCTTCTCAGCAGGGCTCATGACGAAGAATCGGTCGTCCTGTGGCACGTCGGCGTCGTCCAACAGTTTCACCGCGGCTAACACGTTGGCGTCTGACGCCGCAGTTCCGAGGGTACCGACCACACCCGAAAAGCCTGCGAAGTCCGCGGCGAGCTTCGAGTCGATGTCCTTGGCGACCGCGTAGCCCAGCTTGCGCTGGTACTCGTTCTGCACATCGACCTGCGACTGCACCTTGACGATGTCTTCGATGCCCAGAGCCGCGTAACTCCAGATGTTGAGCACGATCGTGGTCGCCGTCTCGGCCACGGTCTCGTACGTGATCGCGGTGTTCTCTACTTTGGCGCGAGCGGCGAGGTTGCCGATGCTGGCGACCTTGACCGACTTGCCGACGGTCGCATCGGCCTCGTAACTCCTGTTCACGCACTTGGCGATGACCAGGTTCGACTCGGTCGCGCGCAGCACCTGCCGGGACCAGATGTCGGGACTGAAAACCCCGTCCGCGATAGTCTTATCGACGTATTCCAGTGCGCCTGTTGCCACAGGTCACCCCCTAATGTTGTCTGAGGGGGATAGCCCGTGTGTAGTTCACGCGTACCCCCGGTTTTGGATGCCCGTTTACATCGAAGAAGGCGTCGTACTCGGCATCGCTCATATTGGGGATCTGCACGTCAGTCACTTCACGGACGCGACCGGGGGTTCCACCTTCGCGCTCGGGGACTGGCTCGTCGCCATTGACTTCCGACAACACCGACTTGCGTAGTGCAGACTCGCGGCGGGAGATCTCTTTGTCGACCTCGAGCCTGGTGCGCGCCTCGGCGATGTACTGGAGATACTCGGCGACTCCTTGGGCTTGCCCTTTTCCTTCTCCGAAAACCTTGCCCGCTACCTCTCGCTGAATCGCTTCAGGTAACGATTGCTGGAACAATACGACACCGTCCATAAACGGTCCAGCCTGCTGGATAGCCTGCTGCTGGGCGATGCGCTCCTGGTACTCGCGCTGCGTCAGCTCGCCGAGCGTGTAGAGGTCGTTGTTCTGAGCCGCCTCGAGCTTGGCGCGCTCCTCGGCGTCGCGCTGCTGTTGCTGCAGGATCTGGCGAGCGCGCAGGTCTGAGCGACTGCCGATCAGCCCGCTGAGCGTCTCGTCCTGCTCGAGCTGCTCCTTCGGCAGGTTCTTGGCGAGCACCTTAAAGGCTTCCGCGGGATCCTTGTCGAACGCCTCGCGGGCAGCAGCGAGCCACTCCGGCGGCTCTGTCGGCGCCTGTGACTCGCCGGTGCTGGCCGACGGATCCGCTGCACTATCTGGAGCCACCGGAGTGGGCGCTGGAGTGGGTGGCGCCTGGCGTCCGCGACCTCGCCGCGGAGCAGGCGCCTCTTGAGGCTCCGCCTGCTGCGCGGCTGTCTCTTCTTCGAGCAGGTCAGGATGTATTCCGCGATCACTCATCGTCACTTGCGTGCCGCCTTCCGCTGTGTCGCGTACGCCGCGGCGACCGCCTGCTTGACAGGACGTCCCGACTTCACCATCTCGCGAATGTTCGACTTGAACGCAGCCTTACTCGCGGACTTCTTCAGCGGCATCAGCGTTTCACACTTCCAAACGTGGTGGTCGGCGCCGTGAACTGCGGAAGCGTGGCCTTGATCTGCGCCATCGAATCCGCCGGATCCAATCCGTACTTCTCTTGCATGCCCTGCAACACCATCGATTGCGTGCTCGGCGTGGCCCGCATGAAACTCGTGGAGTCCAGTTTGTTCGGCGTCGGGATGGCGTCCAGCACACTGTTCATGCTGGCCGTATTCGCACTCGGGTCCCTGATGTCCTGGATCATCTGCGACAGGTAGCCCATTCCGCCTTGCGTGTTGCCACCGGCGGTCCCCACACCAGCGACCGTGGTGGGCGCCAGGAACGAGGCGACGCCGCCACCGTTGAGCAGTCCACTCATCTGCCCGATGGCCTGCTGCTGGCGGAAGGGGTTGGCCTGCAAAGACGCGGCCTGGTTGATCAGCCCCATCTGCTGCGCGTACGACTGCTGCTGCGCCGCCAACGTTGACTGCCCGACGTTCGGGTTGTTCACGCCAGCGACGCCAGCCTGCCCAGGCATACCAGGCTGGTAGTACGTGCCGAACTGCGTGGCGAGGTCGTTGGCCTGGGTGAAGTACTGGTTCTGCGCCTGCAACGTCTCTTGCGGCGCGCCTTGCTGGTTGGGCAAAACGCCACCGGGCGACGCCGCTGCGATGGCCTTGTTCGAGTCGCGCACCCAGGCAGTCATCGCCGAGTTCCAATCGCCGCCGTTCGAGACGAAATACGCGCGCTGCGTACCCTGATCCAGGTCCGAGAACTTGCCGCCGCCGGCGTTGGTACCTGGCGCGTAGATCTGCGCGGGCGCGGAGTACATGCCCGTCACACCGGACTGGGCAATCGCCTGGTTCTGCGCCGCGGTGTTGAGATTGCTATAGCCACTCAGACCAGCCATCGTCTGGACTGGCAACTGGCTCGGCGGCGCCTGCTCGAGCGCCATCGCCGTCTGAGCCGGCAGCACGTTCATGGTCGCGAGGTTGCCGTTCCAACCCATCGCTTGCGCTTGCGGGATGTTGACGCGCTGCAGTTGGCCCGATGGCAGGACGTAGCTCAGCTGCACGGGCCCGTACGTCTGGGTGTCGTACGTGCTCGGGTCGAGACGCACGAACGTGCCGGGCGTGTACTGCGACTGGCTCGGCGCCTGATAAAAACCGGTGAGACCGGCGGCGCCCTGCGCGGTCGCGGCCTGCCCCGACAGGTTCGCCATCGACTGCGACGCGTCCAGTCCCGAGTAGCCAGGGATGTAGCCGATGCTGCCGGTCGCCGTGCCCTGTGCCAGCGTGCCGGCGCCAGCCGGCGCGGGCTGGCCGACGCCGAAGTTCTGGCCGTACGTGTCCGCGACCTGGTTGGTGTACGTCAGGTTGAACTGGCGGATCGCCTCTTGCGCGGCCTGCGCGTTGCCGGACGCCATTGCCTGCAGCAGGCCCTGGATCGAGTTTCCGAGTTGCGACGTATCAGGCATGGCTGACTCCTTACGCGGGCACCGGGATCATCGGCAGTGGCGGTGCGACAAACCCATTGGCGGCGTTCGGCCCAACAGATGGCGCACCGACCGCGCTGATCATGCCCTGCAGCCAGGCAGGGTTATACAGACCAGGCGTCGTCGGCGCGCCCTGCGCCGCGACGGGCGTTTGCCCCGCGGCGATTGCCCTACCCTGCGGGTTGTCCAGCAGTCCTCGAGCTCTCATCGCGGCGGCCTGCGCCTGCGCCTGCTGAGCCGCTGCTGCCTGCTGCTGTTGCAACGCCTGATCGACGCCGACGTTGGTCTGCTGACCCTGCGCGTTCCCAGCGATCGTCACCGGCGCGACCAGACCGTTGTTCGCCTGCGAGCCTTGCGCTGCTTGCGTTGCCGCGACGAGCGGATGCGGTTGGTTGTTCTGCTGCTGCCATTGAGAAAACATACCGGCCAGGGTCTGCGCCGCTTGCTGGGCCAGCGTCGGGTCACCGCTGATCTTCGGGTCAGCCGCCTGCACCAGACGCGCCGCCGTGTCGTACGTCGCGTCACCACCACCGAGCTGCGTCGTCCAGTCCGTCAGTCCCTGAACCAACCCCTGCCCGATCCCCGCGGGCAGGTTCGTCATCTTGCTGCCGGCCGCCGAGCTGATGATGCTGTTGAGCGCCCCGGTCGCCGACTGCACGCGCTGGTTGAGCATCCCCGCGCCGGTCGAGGCGTTGGTCGCCGTGTTCGACAACACCGTGGACGCAGCGTCGGCAGCCGTCTTCTGCGCCGCGATGTCGTTGGTCATCTTGGCGTTGGCTGCGTTGATCAGCGCGACCGCCTCGTCCTGCGAGATGTCGCCCTTGACGACCTGCCCCGTCAACTGCTGCGCCATGTTGTGCAGCGCTTCCGACGCCACGACACGACCCTTGTTCTCGACCCACTCCCACTGACCGGTCTTCGCGTTCCACTGCTGGATCTGCGGCGCCGTCGTCGACTGTGTGCCCTGCGTCGTCTGCGGCGCGACGTAGTTGGGGTTCGCGTGCTCCGAGATGACGTTGCCCTTGTCGTCGCGGTAGATGATCGTCTTCAGCGTGGTGCTGTTGTCGATCGTCGCGGGGGCGGTCGTTCCCGGCGGCAGCTTGTACGACTTCGTCTCGGGGTCGTAGACCAGCGTGACGTTGCCGCCAGGTGACGCCTGGGTGATCGTCGCCGGCGGCTGGGTGCCCTGCAGCTTGGTCAGCTGCTTGGTCGGGTCTTTCTCTTTCGGGTCGAGGGTGTAGATCGAGCCGTCGGGATAGGTGACCACCTGCAGCGGCGTATTCGGGTCGATCGTCTGCAGCAGCGTGAGCTTGTCGGCGTCTTTGTCGTACGAGTAGACGCCCTGAGACGTAGTAACGATCGTCTTGCCATCGGCCTGCGCCGATAGCGGATGGAACGACTTGTCGCCGTCGTCGACCATGCCGACGGTCTTGCCGTTGACCTGGACGTTCGTGAACGTGCCCGATGCTTTGGCGTTCGGTTCAGGCGACAGGCTGGCCGCAACCTTCTGCGACTTCGGGTCGTACAGCCCGACGACCTGGGACTTCGGGTCGTTGGGGTCGCGGTGAATCGGCGTCCAGGTCGTCGGATCGCCGAGTGTGGTTGTGTCGCCCTCGAGCTTGAACGGGGGTGTGCTCGCCGGCGCCGCGGGGTCGCGGACATAGACCGCGGTCGTCGTCTTGTCGTCGGCGGGGATCGCCTTGCCGTCTTTGTCGAGGCGCTCGAGCCCCGCCGCCGGTGTGGCCTTCGTCGTGCCCGGAGTCAGGTTCTTGGTTGGCGCCTTCAGGACAGTGATGGCGGTACCGCCCTTGACGCTTGGGTCCTCGACGTCGCCGACTTCCATCGTGTCGGTCTGCGTACCGTCGGCACTCTGAATCGACCAGACCGTCGATGTCTGCGTTCGCGTCTTGACGGGATTGCCAGTGTCTGGGTCCTTCGTGGTTGTCTCGGTGTACTGAGGCTCGCGTCCCACGACACGCCAATCACCCCGGCCGACGCCGCTCAGGACCTCGTCAATGCTGTGGTAATTGGCCATCAGTCCCTATACTCCCGCCCAGCAAAGAACCCCGCGCCGTGGGCTACGGCCGGGGTCACGGCACCACAGGGGATAACTGCGATGCGCACACAGTCTAGGGCGATCTCGTGATCGCGGTCTCGCAAGGCGAATTCGTCGCCTTCATCGTGGGCGTGCTGGTCATCGTCGGCGCCATCGGCACGCTGATGATGAAGCCGCCAACCGAGGAAGTCAGACTCGCGGAGTTGGCGCGCGCGATGCCGCGGATCCGCCAGCAAGTGGACACCCGCAACCGGCGAGATGCGGCATGGGCAGTCATGCCCACCCGCAAGAAGGCGCTGTACGTGGGCGGAGCCATTCTCTTTATGGGCTGGCCGATCTGGGGGCTGGCGTTCCTGGTGCCGTACTTCGTGCATCTGCCCTAGGCGCCTTCCGTTCCGCCCAGATAGTACGGCTCAGGTACCGCCTTCTTTTCAATGCGCGACCGCCACGTATCGCGGTCTGCTGCCCATTTATTGATCATCGTCTCGCGTGCATCGCGGTTCGCGCGCTGGACGGCATCGCTCAGGTACTTATTGCGCGCCGTCACGGTGCGGGCCGCCGCGAAGTCGGGGCTGCGCGTCTCGCTCGCGACGTAACGCTTGATCAGGTCGCCGCGGGCCTTCTTGAAGTCCTCTTGCTCCGCTTCGGTGAGTTTCACCGAGCCCGACGGCACGTTGACCGCACTGGCGATGTTCGTGACCCCTACCCCGTTGTCTCGGAGCACCTTGAGCGTCGGGTCGTCCTGTTCGACCGTGGTACGCAGCGGGAGCACGCCGGCAGCGGCACCGGTCACCGTTGGCGAGACGGTGTCCCCGAGCGCATTGGTCCGCGCCGGCACCGTGCCTGCCGTCAGCGGATTGGTGGCGGCCATCGCATCGAGAATGCCCTGCATGCCTTCACGCGGGTTGCGATTGACCATCCCCGACATGTTTTCCAACTGCCGCCCCATCGCGCTGTAAGGCACGAAGCTACTCGCTTCCGACTCGAGTAGCTTCTGCCCGTACCGCTCGGGGTCGTGCAACGCGTTCGTGGCATCGCTCAGACCCTGCAGAAACGTGTTGTCCAGCACATAGCGACCCATGCTCGTGACGGCCTTGCCCACCTGGTCAGGGTCCATCGGCTTGCCCTGGCTGGACGCCTCGGTCGCGATCGCGGCCATCGCCATCGGCCAGCCATACGCACCGAAGTTTTGCATCGGGACGTAGACCGCGCCGCCGTCTGACTGCGGCAGACGCACGCTCCACTCCCGCCACCCGTTTGGCAACGTGCTACGGACATCCGGGTCGTCGGGGTAGGCGCCCGTGAGCATGCCGTGTGCGCCCATCCACGTCGCCACGCCGAACGCCGCGGTACCCAACGAGGCCCGCGCCGCGCGGTCGAGCGCGAGGCCTGGGTTACCACTTCGAGCGGCGTGCACCACGCTTGCCCAGCCGAGTGGTGACAGACCCATCCCCTGCGCCGTGATATTGGCCGGCGTCTTGGTAAACGGCAGGACCTGCGACTCGGCGAACCGCAGCGCACCACTACCCTCGAGTGCCTTCCCCGCCTGTCGACCGATGAACGGAACCTGGCGCTGCTCCTGGAACACGACGCGCGCGGCCTGGTCGTTGGCTTCTTTGACCAGCTCGGGATGCCGTTCGAGGTTGGCCATGATCGCGCCGACCCGCTGTTGCAGCGCGGGCCCTTTGAACCCCTCCTGCAACGCCTTGCGTGTCGCCAGACTGTTGGTGAAGGCGCTGGTTGCGCCGCCGCGAAACAGCACATCCGATGCCTGCAGCATGCGCAGCGGCATCTCGATAGCCGAGTCGGCGATGGCGCCGCCTTTCGTGCCGAGCATGCGTCCGACGACTGGGAGCAAATCAGAACGGAAACCAGCGCCGATGTGCTCGAGCTTGCCCGCGGTTTGTGGACTGACCCCCGTCCGCAGGATCTCCAGCGCGTCCGGCACGCTACTGATCACGCCAGGCACCCAGCTCTTGACCATGGGCAACACTTCACCGAGATAGCGTTGTCGGGTCCCACCGCGAAGACCAACGCGCGCGGCGTCGAAACCACTGGCGATCACCTGCTGCGGTATGGCCGTCGCACCGTTGACCAGGTTGCCAGTGGCATTGACCAGATGCGTGGTTGTGCTCGAGAGCAAACCCGCCAGACGCACCGTATTCGCCCGTTCCAGCATGGTCGGCGTCGGCCGTTCCTCTGGTGGGGCATGCCGGCCACGCTCAAGCAGAGCATCGAGTTGATCGGCTGATGTGCCAGATGGCACGTCGGTCAGGCGACGACCAGACGGGTTGATGTCGAGGGGCGCTGCGGTGCTAGCAACGTTGAGCGGACCTTCACCGGCAACGGTGGTCGCCAGGGGACGCTCACCGCTCGAGGGTGACCTTGGAATCGGTGGCTCTTCAGCCGGTGCGTAACGACCTCGATCGAGCAGATAGTCCAGCCGATCAGCGCTCGTGCCTGTAGCTGGTGCAGCGAGACGCCTCGAGGGAGTGATGTCCAGTGGTGCCGCTCCCCCAACCGTGGCCGGCGCGCGGAAGCTGCTCGACGCCGTGTTCGACACACGCGCCAGGTAGTCGTCAGCGCTTTCACCCGCTTGCCTGGTCGTTGCCAGCGCCACCTCGGGTGGAGCAAATCGATCAATGGCCTCCAACCCAGCATTGACCGCGGCAGTCGCACCCCGCGCCGACGCACTCACGACACTGGGAATCGCTCGCTCGAGCGCAATCGGACCGATGACGTTAGCCACCTGGCCGAGGACGCGTGCCGCGTTCGGATCGATGCCACCCGCGGTCAATGCCGCCGAGACGGACTGCGACAAGTCGCCTTGCCCACCACCCATGGCCGTCTGGCCAACACCCGTCTGCGCCAGGCTGAACGTCCCCTGCGCGAAGGCGCCCCAATCACCGCGACGGGCAGCAGCGACATTCTGCTGGAACTGCCCCGCCATGTCGGTGGGCTCGGCGATCTGCTGTTGACGCTGTTGTTCGATGGCCTGCAGGCCAGCCTGGGCGCCGCGCAAAGGTGCCTGCAGATCCGACACCGTGCCACCCATCGGTAGGGGCAAATCGCCGGCAACCTCGAGCGCACGCGGGCCGAGCTCAGTGAGCGTGTCTCCAATCGTCCGTCGGGCCTGCGCGACCGTCGTGTTCAACGGCAGGCTGTCGATGGTGTCCTGCACCTGCTGCCGCATTTGGCTGGCGGACGCCGCTGTGCCGCCGAGCACGGGTGCAGCGGCCTGGGTTGCTTCAGACACGCTCTGTGCGGTTCCCTGCGCTGCCTGCCCAACCGCATCCCTTGCCCCGCTCAGGCCCTCCTGCGCTCCGCCCAGCACCGGCGCCGCGGCATTCACCACAGCAGTACCAGGCGTCTGGCGGTTGAGGTCCTGCACCTGGTTGACCGCGCCCTGCGCTGCCTGACCCAGGTCGTCCGCGACGGATCGTACCGTCGAGCCCGCGGCACTCGCCGCCCCACCCAGGATGGGCGCCACCTGGACCGCGCCCTGCTGTGCCCCCTGGACGGCTCCCTGCGCCGCACCACCGAGCGCCGACGCTGCACCACCCACTGCGCTGCCAACACCACCGAGCGCCTCGCCTGCAGCGTCCTGTGCGGTCTGGATCAAGGTCGGGCCCGAGTACCCCCGCGCCGTCGGCTGGCCGTTGGCATCCTGCATCCCGCCCATGACGATCGGGGCCCTCGCCGCTGGCGTGGTCGGCGCGTTGATCGCATCCGGCGCGGCCGCGTTCGAGCTCGTCGTGTTACCGCGGTTCGGCACGGTCGGGTTGTTGGCAAACAGCGCCCCCTGCGCCTGGCCCATCAGGTTCTCCATCTGGGCTGGCGTCATCCACTCGCTGCCGCCCTTCAGGTCGAGACCCGAGCGTCCCACGTGAAACGCGCCCGACTCGGGGTTGTAGCCATCGGCGAAGTAGTAGTGGCCTGGGGTGCTGATCGTGACCGGGTTGCCCGTCTGTGCCTCCTGGGCGTACGCCGCCCAGTCCCGACCGACGATCTTCGTGTCGATGCCCAGGTTCGACATCAACTTCTGCTCGCTCGAGATGCCGGCCATGCCGCCGCCCGCCGTCCAGCCGACCTGTTTGGCCAGGTCGGTCGCTTCTCTGAGGGTCGGGTTGCGTCCGAACTTCTCGGCGAACCTGACCGCTGCGGCGGGCCCGCACGCGGAGTACGCCTCGTCGCTGGTGAGCTCGGGGTTGTACTGCGGCAGCTGACTGATGTCCTTGTAACCCAGGTCCGCGGCTCGAGCCTGAGCGGTCGTGACTGGTGCGGTCGTGGCTACTGACGGCTGTCCTGCGGTGCCACCAGGCAACTGCCGATAGTTGCCCATCGTGTCAAGCAGACGCTGCGGGTACTGTGAGCTGTTCTCACTGAGCGGCGCGTAGGCGTGCGTCTGCGAGCCCTGCGGGCCCCACATCACTGAGCCGACCGTGTCCTGGCCCTTGGGGTAATACTCGCTGGTGATCAGCTTGTAGAACGCCTCGGCGCCGTCCAGTTTGGTCGGGTAGTGCCCCCATCGACCACCAGGCGTACCGCCGTACGCACCCCCCGAGATGTCCCAGATGTTGTTCGACTGATTCTGCATCGGCGCAACGTTGGGATCGCCGTACGCCGACTCGTTTTTGGCAACACTCAGCGCGAAGGCAGGATCGACGTTGTACTTGACGCCGAGATCCCAGATCTGACCGCCGATCCCCTCCAGCGGCGTGCCCTTGACGACCGCTTCGGCCTGCGCTCGAGTGATGGTCGGGCCCTTGTTGACCGGCACGTTGTAGTTCGCGGGAATGGATCCAGACGCACCCGCGGACTGCGGCGCCGTCACCGCGGTCGTTGACTGCGTCGTGTCCGCTGACGGCGGTCCACTCACGTCCGCCGCACTCGCCTGCGATCCGCCCAGCGTGGTGACCGTCGACTGGTCGCCACCACCGCCGAGTGTCGTGATCGTCGGCTTGTTCGACTGCTGCGGCCCGCCAAGCGTCGGCGGTTGGTTGATCGCCGTGACCGGCGCAGCGCCGCCACCGATCGACAGCAGGTTGTTGACGTGCTGGTGTAGTGCATCGCCCACTTGCGTCTGCGCGTCCTGAGCTCCGCCGAGCGCGGTGGTCGCCGCCTGCTGCGCGCCACCCAGCACCTGCGCGCCAGCCTGCTGCGCGTCCTGGCCAAGCTGGATTACCGCGGGCGCGGCTTGCTGTGCTTGCTGGCCTAACTGGTCGACGTAGCCGTGCAGGGCGGCGCCGACCTGGCCCGGATCGGGTGCCTGAATCTGCGGCAGCGCCTGGGCAGCCTGCTGCACCGGTGCGATGGTGGCCTGCTGCGCGGCTCGAGCGGTGGCGATCGCCTGGTCGGCCGCCTGGTGCAGCTGGTCCTCGACGCTCGAGCGCCAGTCGTCCAGCAGCAGCGTGCCAGGCATGGGTTACACCAGCCCGCTGGGTGGTAGTGGCTGGCCGTTCGGACCGAGGATGACCGGCGCGGGCGCTGTTGGAGCAGCGCCGGGCATCGGTCCTGGCGCCAGCGGCATCGGTTGCGGCGCGACGGGCACTGGCGGAGTCATCGGCACTGGAGCAGGCGCGACGGGTGCAGGCATTGGCATCGGCGCGGGCCCGGTCGCCATCGGCGGGATCATCGGCGGCGCCGGTGGCATTGGTTCGGGCGGCGGGGCCGGCGGCGGCACCTTGACGTTCAGCCGCTCGGCCACCTTGAGGAACTGCTGCGGGTCGCGCTTCGCTTCGGCCTGCAGCCACTGACGATCGTCAGGGTTCCCACTCAGAAACTTCTGGCGGTACACGTTGTCGAGTTGCTGGTTCGACACCTGCGCCATGTCCGGATGGTCTGCGTTGTCCCCAAAGATGCCCTTGGCGATCTCGGGCGCGTCGCGCGCTACCTCGTTGGTGATCTCCGACTGGAGTCGGACGATCTCGTTCTTCTGGTTCTGCTTTGGCCGCGGGTCCTGAGGTTGCTGACTCGGCAGCAACGACTCCTGCGGCTGCATCACACAGCACCCCTACCAGGGAACGGCGTGGCGCCCGGTGGCGACGCGGCAATGGGCACGCCGCCCGGTGGGATCGTCCCACCAGGCTGCTGCCCGCCGGCAATGACCTGGCCGTACGGTGGTGCCCCCGCACCAGCACCGTTCGGCGCGGCCGCCAGTGCCCCAAGGTCAGGCACGCCGCCGGCACCGGGCCCGCCGCCTTCGAACACCCCGGGTTGGGGCTGGCCGCCGGGCCCGCCGGCGCCCTGGACCTGCCCCTGGAGTGCGAGTTGCTCGGCGTCCTGCGCCTGCTGCAGCAGGTCGCCGCGGCCGGCGTTCATGAACACCTCGGCATCGAGCCATTTCTGGTAGGCGGGACTGGCGCGGATACGGTCCCGCGCGATGCTGCGCCGAATCTCGTCCGGGTTGTCGCCCAGGAACGAGACGGCCTCATCTTTGCCGTACGTACCCGCGGCCAGCCGCTCGTGAGCGTAGCGAGCCTGGATCATCTCGTCGGTCGGCAGCTGCGCCTGCACTTCCCACTTGATGTGCATGGGGCGCTCGAGGTCGCTCGGCCCGAAGCCAATGAACTGCGCGGCATCCTTGCCGGAGCCGACGTTCTCGCCGCCAAAGAAGACCCAGACTTTCTCATTCGCCCGCTCGCGGACGAGGCACCACAGTTTTTCCGTCTGGCCGTGGAGCAGTTGCTCGAGCCCGTGGCGTACGGGGCCCACTCGAGTGCGGGTGAAGCTCAGGATCTGGGAGATGGCGAAGCCGGCGCCTTCCATGCCGCTCAGGGTTGTCACACGCGGGGACTCGAGGTCGCGGATGGCCTGGTCGATCAGGCCCATGTGTTTTTCCAGGGTGGCCGCGTCGGCGTACTCGATCCGCTGGAGCTGTCGGCCAGGTGGTAGGTTCAGGATCTCACCAGGGTGCAGGCTCAGGTCCGTCTGTTCTCTGGGCAGGCCGTCACCCGTGCCGACCGGCGCCGCGGGCGAGTCGCCATAGGTCACCAGCGGGCTCATCAGGTCGCGAGCCACGTACTGCGCATGCATCGCCCTGAGGTATTGCCTGTACTTCACTAACCAGAGCTTGGTCCGGCCGATGCCCCACCCGACCTTGCGGTTGCGCATCCACGACATCGACAGACCAGGTGCGTAGTCGTACGGCACGCCGAACGGGTAGCGATGCTTGAACTGCTTGACGATGTAGCCCGTGTCCTGGTTGTGGTAGTTCTTGCCCGCGACCAAGTACGACACCCACGTCTTGTCCCAGTGCTCGATGAACTGGACCTTGGTCAGCGGGCTCTGTGCCGTGCCGCTCGAGTCGTCACGCGGCACCGTGACCGCGCCGAGCTCCTCGGGCACGATGTCGCCATTGATGTCCCTGCCCAGCCGATACTTCCTGAACGCCGAGCGCAGGTTCATCTCGGTCACCTCGAGCACCTCCTCGAGCTTTCCACCCGAGCGCTGGGGATAGACCGTCCGCGGATCCACGTACGCCCACACGAACGGCGGGCCCGCCTTCTTCTTGGCGTCCTCGGTCATCTTGTCGTACTGCGTGTACGTGTCCGTCGTATCACCCGATTTGGGTGAGGGAATGTCGTACCTGGCGCGCCACAGGTCCGCGGCCCACAGCAGCTTGCTCCAGCCGCCGCCATCGTTGAGGGTGCTGTCGGTGACCTGCGTCATCGTGTCGGCGCCCACGTCCCTGGTGCCGCACTGCCAGAACGTCTCTTCGGTCCAGTGCTCGAGCTTGGACGCGACCGTCTGCGCTGTGTCGCCCTCGCCACCGATGATGCTCAGCTTCGGGCGGTCGAGCGTGAGTATCGCTTGTTGTTGAAATGCTTCCTCCGCAATGTCCGGGTCCCGGGGATCCACGTGGACCATCACGTAGCGCGAGTCGGCCTCCTGCATAGCCGGCACTTTCATCTCGCGCATGGCGCGCAGCTCATCGATGTCCAGGTCCTGCTGCCGGAAGTCGTCGGTCAGTTCGGTCTGCAGGTCGAGGACGTAACGCGAGTCCGGGGCGCCGAGCTCTTTCGCTTCGCGGTCGATAGCCACGCTGGCGCGAGTGTAACGCTATGTTTCACGCGAATGTTTCACGGGACACTGTCTCATCTCTGAGAGTGCCGGCGTCAGAGCCCGCGTAGCACCACGACGCCGAACGCGACGAGCAGCACGAAGATGGCGACCACGATGACTACGTCCCACCTCAAGCGCCGAGCGCGTAGCTAGTGCGCCGCGGCACTGCGCCATTGAACCCATAGCGGCTCACACCCTGCGGCTGGCGCTCACGCTGGGCTCCCAGCCAAGCGAGCCCAAGGCTAATTACTGTGTCGTCGTGAGCGCCAGGGGGAGCCGAGTACCTGAGCATGCCGCTTGGCAAGACGCTTGCCTCATAGCCGAGCAGCTCGCTCTGCTGGACAGGGTCGTCCAGCAGACTGAGCGCGCCCTGCTCGATGGCAATGCCCAGAGACTGCACCAGCGCGGCCTTAGACGCGTTCGTCGTTTCAAAGGCCCACACGGGCAATGCTTTGCGCGGAACGTCCAGGAGCCGCGCATAGCCCGTCTGCAAGCGTTCCACAAGGGGGCGACCCATGCTGTTCGCCTCAGCCACAACCAACACAGGCTTGTAGGCGTCGCACCAGCGGTGGAGACGTTCGGACTGCAATTCAAAGTCAATCTCGGAGAACCGGTCCAGAGCGACCTGCTCGCCAAGCGTCGCGTCGATGATGCTGATCGCGGTGAAGTCACTCACCCTCCCCCAGTCCACTCCGACGACGTACTGATGCCCCCGCTCTGGCGGCGCCGGCTGGAGTCGAGATACCGCGGACACACCGCGGAACACACCGCCTTCAGTTGAGAGAAACTCTGACAGGATCTCTTGAGCGAATATGCGTTCAGGCATAGTCGCGTGCAACTGCTGAATCTCCGCCAAGTCAATCTCCGGGTTTTCTAGACGGTGCGGCGCGCGCTCCAGACCTAGCGAACCCATCCGTACCCCCAATGTAGGAGCTGTCCAACAGGCGCTGTCCGATCGATCCAGGGCTGCGATGTGTTCCTTCCAAAACCAATTGAGACCGTGCGGAGTGCCAATTGCCCACAACCAACCATGTGTGTCAAGCAACATGGGCCGCAGCACCTCGTTCCACGCTGATTCATCGACCGCGGCACACTCATCGATGACAACGCCATCGGCCGTGTGGCCGCGGACGTTGTCGGGATTGTCCAGACTGCGAAACACGATGCTTCCACCCGACTGCGGAAACGTTGCCGTCATCAGTGATTGATTGAACACTGCGACATCACTCGCGCCGTGACGCAGCTCCGACCATCCGACGCGGACCTGATCAAACACCGGCGCACCCCACAAAATGCGTTGACCAGCGAGTGCGGCCTCCGCAGCTATCGCCATGACGAGCGTCGTCTTCCGCCATCGGCGACCGGCCGCCAACCAATTGAAACGACGTGCTCCGTTACGCACGATGATCTGCCCGGCGTGCGGCGCCGGGAGCCGCAATTCCGCAAGAGTTGCGTGCTGATTTAGTACCATACTCGTGAATGAACGCCCCGCTACTGTGCGCGTGCGGCTGTGGTCAGCCCGTGCGTATCGTGCGCTACCCGAACTCGCAGCCGCAGCCCAGGTTCCTCCAGGGCCACCAACACAAGAGCACGAACAACGGCAACTATCGCGGTGGCAAAACTCGCTATGCCTGCGGAGTGTGTGGCACGGAGTTTTTCGAATGGGCCTCGCAACCACACCGCACGTGTGGTGCTGACGAGTGCTATCGGAAGTGGCAGGGCTTGGTCACTACCGCCCGCGGCATCAACAAAGCGATCACGACGTGCGATCAGTGCGGAGTGAACCTGGAGCGCTTCGCAAGCCACATTCGGCAAACGAACTTTTGCACCATGGAATGTCAGCGTAGCTACTGGCAGATGCGCATACACGGCCCACGAGCTGGCCTGTGGCGAGGTGGCAAAGGACGCTGGTTGCGGCAGTTCGCACGGGAGCGCGATGACTACAAGTGCGTGGTTTGTGGATTCGCCTTTT